GTTACAAACATCGCATACATCGCTGCGACCTTTTTGCGGTCCAACTCAGCATCATCATACTGATCGAGCAAAAACAGCTTCACGATGGCGGGGGCGAGCTTTGAAACCCCGCGCAGCTGGCCGCCCTCGACCGGATCGATCACATGGATCACCTCCGTCGCCGGAACACGGATGATCTCTCCCGAAAGCCCAGGATCGGTGCTGTCGCCCGGATGACGGCGCAAAAAGTGATAGGCCACTCGGCGGCCGATGCGATCAAACTCGATGCCTTGGCGAATGGCATTTCCATTGGCCGCCAAGCCAGTCTCGTACAGCGGTAGCATTTCCGAGGGCAGCATCTGCAATTGCAAGGGAACGGTCAGCCCGTCGTCCGCACGGCGCATCCGGATTCGGAAGAACACCTCGCCCGCGATGAACACCTCGCGCGCGGCTCGGCGCTGCAGTCCGTAGAAATCAGTCAGGCCCTCGGCGTCGGCCTCGTCCGTCCAGGCAAGCCAAAGGCGCTGCAACTCTTCCTTTCGTGCGGCATCCGCGATTTTCGAGATCGGCTTGATCCCGTCGCCCACGGTATTGGCGGCCCAGCTTTCCACCGCGTTCACGGCGTAGCCGTTGTTGCGCACCAGCCAGCGCGCGCGGGCTGTGATGTCAGGCCCGCTTGCCGCGATCAACGCGTTGACATGCGCGCGTGTCGCGCGAAACCCGCGCAGACGGCGGTGGTGTTGGCCTGCATCGAACCCTCCGATGAACGCGCCGATGCGCTGCCGCCAGTTCATCACAGGTCTTTCACGGCATGGGTGCGCAGGATGCGCCCGGCGCCACGCTCGAGCTTGGCGATCCGACGCTCGATATCCCCGATCGCAGCGGCAAGTTCCGCGTCTGTGCCATAGGTGACGGTCTTGCCATCATAACTTACGCTGCGCGTGCCGCTGTAGCGCGCCGCCAAGAGCGCGTTGTGACGGGTTTTGAGGTCGTTGAGAGTCATCGTGGGTTTGCTCATTCCATGTATTTGGGCGTGCTGATCTTCCAGCCACGTCGCCGGGGCGTCGTTACTTGCCCAGCTTGCGGAGTTGTCGGTTTCTCAGGCGCGGTGTTCGGCGCGACAGCCACGGTCTCCACTCCGGCCTGCTTTTCCAACTGTCGCCACATCCGCTCGTCAAAGCGGTCCGCCCCGAGGATCCATGCCGCCGCACGCGCATAGACCCGGGTATCCAGCGCCTCGTTGCGTTCACGCATCTTCTGCCATTCCTGGCGTGCGTAGCCGCGTCGATCGCGGATCGTGACCAGTTGTTCGGCCACCAGCTGTTTGAGCCATTCGCTGTCGGCCCAGTCTGGCAGGTGGATCGTGCCCGCGGGGTTGGGCGCACCGGGTTCCGACGGCCGCTCGATGCGCAGATACCGATAGGTCTCTGCCTTGAAAGTGGCGGTGGCCACGGTCCAGAGACGCGCCCCGCGTTTCAGCTTGCGCCCATTAACGGTGGCATCGACGAAGGTTGGCCCCGACACTGGAGTTGCCCGGTTAAAGCCTTCAACCCCCTTTACGGGTGCCACTTGTGCTACGCCCTGCTTGCGCGACCAGGCATATACGGCAGCCGACTCGTAGCCGGTGTCGATGGCAAGTATGGCCAGCGTCATGATCGCGCCGTTCTGGTGCGTCCATGTCTGGCCAAGGAGTGCCGTCAACCGGTCCCAGCACGCGGGATCATCTGGCCCACCCGGGATCACGATGTGATCGACGAGCCAGCTTGTCCTGTCCCGACCCCAGGCCCAGACATCGACCTCGATCCGATCCTTTGCACATCAGCGCCCGCGGTCAGGAACAACCCACCCGCCGGGATCTGCGCAGGGAAAGCAATTCGCCGATCCGCCAGCCGCTGCCATTCTGGCGCCTCACCGCTCTCGGTCCAGGTCTCGCCCAAGAGTGTGTTGCGCGCAGCGCGCAGCATCTCGTCCGAGCCTTGGGCCGAAAGCCAGTCCCGCGCGATCTGCTCCCAAGACTTCCAGCCGATCGGCGAATAGAGCGCCGAGAGGTGGAAGCCGATGGCGTTCGGGTTCGCGCTGATCGCAGTCGCCCGCCATTCACCCCGCCCCAGCATCTCCGTCTTGTGGTGCTCGGCAATGGGTTTCTCGCAGCCAGCGCAGTGATACATCGCCGTTTCTGGTTGACCCTTTGCCCAGCGCAGACGCTCAAACTGAAGCCATTGCATGTGACTGCAATGCGGGCAGGGTACAAAATACCGGCGCTGGTCAGATGCCTCGAACTCGCGCTCGATGCGTGACAGCCCCCGGATCGTCGGGGTCGAGACCATGAACACCTTGCGCCGATGCGCAAAGGTGGTGGTGCGGGCCTCGGCCAGCGTGACCGGATCACCTTCCTCGTCGGCCGAAGCCGGATAGGCGTCGACCTCGTCGAGAAACACATAGCGCGCGGGCATCGAGCGCGGGCCGGTGGCCGAATTGGCACCGGTCAGCACGAGGATGCCGCCCGGAAACTCCTTGGACAGCATCGAATTGCCCGCGTCACGTGAGCGCGCGGGGTTCACCCGCTCCTTCAGCGCCGGGCTGTCTTCGATCAGCGGGTCAATCCGGCCGCGCGATGTGCGTTTTGCCATCTCCAGAGTGGGCAGCACGGCAAGCATCGGTCCCGGCGCGTGGTGGATGACAAAGCCGATCCAGTTGTTGCCAGCCTCGGTCGCGCCGACCTGTGCAGCTTTCATGAAGCTGATGCGCTGTGCCGGGTGGCGCGGCGAGAGCGCATCCATGATCTCGCGCAGATAAGGCGTGCGCGATGTTCTGTATTGCCCCGGTTCTGCCGAGGCCCGCGACGACAGTTTGCGGTGTTTGTCCGCCCACTCCGACACCGTAAGGTCGGGCTCGGGGCGCATCCCGTGACGCCAGACCCGCAGGATGTCCTCGGCGCCGTCGAAGCCGAGGTCGAGCCCCTCGGTTAGATCGTGGTCGTTCAGACTGTGGTCGTGTTCTCCTTCATGCAAGCGAGACCCTGAGGTCGGCCAGGGCGTTGAGCTGCTCTCGGACATGGGTTTCCAGCGCCCTCTGCAGGATCGCAGTCTCGATTGTCACGGGCGCGCCCGATGCCTTCTCCATCTCTGCGGATAATTGTGCGGCCATGAGGGCTGCCACGCGGGTGGGCCAGGTGACCCAGACATCGCGCTCTTGACGCGCGAGGCGAAACACCAGCGTTTCTGCGCGCGCGCGGTCGACCAGCACGCCCTTTTTCTTCTGGATCGACAGCTGCCGTTCCTGCGCCTGATAGACCGTCAGCGCGGTGCGGGCCTTCAGATAGGAGGTGCTTTCACCCGGTCCTGATACGGCATTGCCATCGCTGCTGGCTCCGCCACTACCCCCAAAGCCACCCTTTGAGCGCATTTGCTGATCCGGATCTGTCATCGCGACCCTGCGCGCATCCGAGGCGGCCGCGTTGATCGATCCATCGGCAAACAACACCAGACGGCCGGTCTTGCGGGCCTTTTGCAAGGCACCGCGCGACAGGCCGGAATGGGTCGCATAGGCGCGTTCACTTATACCTTCCATGGAGCTTTGAATTTCCTCAACATATTGAAAATAAACATGAAAGATTGTCTATTTGAGTTGATTACACTCCCAGATAGAGCGATTCATGATCTTGAGGAAGCGGGTGCATCGGGCACCCCCGCAAAAGGGTCGGAGACAGCCATGCGCGCACAAGAACGGATGGGACACAGCTCGATGAGCGAAGGGTGGCGGGACCATACCAGCCACGCGCAGGAGCGGGTTAACTGGGTGATGGACGAGGTGATGTCCGGGCGGATGAGCCAGGCCGACGGGATGGTCGAGATGGCGCGCGCCCAAGAGATGATGCGCGAGGAAGCCCGCGCGCGGACCACCCACCCTGAACACCGCTGGGAGGAATGATCATGGCCAAGCGTAAACCCAGCCCCGAAGCCGCCCGCGATGCGCTGATCTTTGATATCGCCCAGCGCCGGTTCTTCATCGAGACGCTGGAGACCCGCAATCGCGACCGCCTCGATTTCCACGATGTCGCCGTCTGGGCGATCCGCGATGCACTCGAAGAGGCCTTTGAAGCCGGACGCCGTAAAGGCGCTGCCGCCGCGCCCAATCCTGAAAGGACAAGATCATGACCGCCGTCACCACCATTCGCATCGACCACGCAACGCTGCCCGATCCCCTCAACACCAAAAGCCCTGACGCCGCTGCGCGAATGATCGAAGCCGCGCTGCGCGAAGCCGGGATCGCGGCCGAAGCTTCGGACGTCTTCTCGCATCTCAAGATCGAACTGCCGACCGCCCAGCTTGCCGCCGCCAGCACTGTGCTGGCGTGCATGCAATTGATCTGAGGGAGAGCCCCATGAGCACGCGCGCGCAGATCGCGATCAAGACCGGGCCCGAGGAATGGACCCATGTTTACACTCACTACGATAGCTACCCGAGCCACATGTTGCCCGCACTGGCGCGTTGGACGCCCGAAGACATCCTCGCCGCACGAGAGATCCGGCAACTGTGCGCCCATGAGATCGAGGGGTTTGAGCACCCCCGCGACCCGATCCTCCTGCCGCGCCCAACCTGCCAGTTTTGCCACCTTTACGTCTGGCAGGACGCTTGGGTCGAGATCACCCCCGACAATTCCGAAAGGACCCTGCCATGACGCTGCTCTTCAACTGCCTGCCCGAAGGCGAGACCCTCGTCGATCTAGCTCGCCGCGAGTGTGCCATCGGTTTTGAGTTGCGCTTTTGCCGCAGCGTGGCCGTATCCGAGCACGACCGCGATACCGTTACCTGCGACCCGACCGAGGCGGAGTTCGCAACGCTCTATGCCATGACTGATCTGGGCGAGGCCATCGCCATCCACGATGCCGATCTTTCCAGCGTCGGCACCGACGAGGTATCAGCCGTCGCCCGCGCACTGTTTATCGCCATGATCAACGCGCGGCGCGATCCTCCCGACGCGGCGCAGCGGCACGACGCCGAGCAGGCGGCGCTGACCGATCCCCATCAGATATCATGATCATAAAGCCATGATATTAATCGGTATTACCTACACTAAACACACGGTCAGAGCGATTGTGATTACACGAAACCGATGCAACTCACCCCCGGAGACCAAGCCATGACCACCCGCCGCGCCACCGAAAATTCTAAAGCCCTCGATGCCTTCATGACCACCAAGTTCCAGATCGACGCGATGCTGGCGCGCTTATCAGCCCTCAGCGACGACCATTTCGAGGCCCACCCCGACGAGATCAACTGGGGCGATGTTGGCACCCTGAACCACTACGCCAGCCTGCTGCGTCAGATCACGGACAGCGCCTTCAAGGAGGGCGAGCATGCCGCTTGATCCCACCCAACGCCACCAGATCGAACAGGATCCCTCCATGCTGAAACTCACCGCAACTCAGACCATCGTCCTCACCGCTGCGGCCCAGCGCACCGACAACATCGCCCTGCCGCTGCCCAAAGGGCTGCACGGTGCGGCGGCGAAGATGGCCGTTGGCAACATGATCCAGCACGGCTGGCTGCAGGAGGTCGACGCCAACCTGCGGCGCGGCGAGCCGATGTGGCGCGAAACTGGCGATGGCCATGGCACCACGCTGGTGGTGACCGACGCGGGGCTGCTGGCCATCGGGATCGAACCGGTGGAGGCGAGTGCCGTAACTTCGCTGCGCGAGACGCAGCCGGACGC